CGTCCGGTTTTTATAGAGATCGGGTGCTGAATGGATCCACGGATCGTGGCATGACTAGGCAAGTGAACTTCCATATCTTCAATCTTTACGTCAACAATAATAACGGTTAACGCCTAGTTTCATTCAAAACACGTAACTCTTGCCCCATTCCGTCGGAGCCCTAAATCATTGTAAGAGTTTGTTTAAGCTCAGCACTGAGATGTGAGGTGTCTAGTCTACAGTTTCGAACCATTGGAAGGACAGGTCGTCCCTCTTCTAAGTCTGCTCTATGCAGATCCCAATTAAGTTCGATATCACGAATTAATTTTTGTACTGTATCTAGATCACGCTTAACTTTTAAATTTTTAATCACACTCAATTCTGAAATTGATTTAGGTTTAATGTAATTATCTTCAAAGTTTTTATTCTTTTGAAGGAGATCAATTTTCTCTTTATCAATAAAAGTTGCAACTTTGAAATCCTTGACTAAACAAAGCGGGAAGAAATTCTTCTTTTCATGTTTAATATCTTCAAGAGACATAAGCTCATAATCAGTATTTCTCTGGAGTAAATCCTTACGAATTCTACTGATTTGCCTTATAGCCTGATACTCAAGGTCCTGCTCGTCGTTCTTTAACTCTTTGTGTAATTCACTAAGTGGTTTGCTTAGGAATATATCAAAGACTAAACGGTTGTAACAGTGTTGGTAGTTTTCCTCCACTGACTCGCCGTCAATAATAGACCAGTTCGAATCCTCGAGTTTATAGGTTCTCTTGACAAGATCATGAATCTTCCATTCACGTAGATTGGAGAGCTTTGGCATGTCAATTTTATATAGTTTAACAAGTGTTGCAACTTGTCGATCAGTGAGAGATAATTCGTCCTCACTGTCGATAGGAATCCCAAGACCACCAGCCCACTCCGGTAAGAACCAACTAACGTCAGTTCTGGTTAATAAACCGTAGTGGTGCTTGATAAATCTAGCCTTAATTTGAGGCCATAGGTAGTCTGGTGTATCTTCTTTGAGATCTCGGCTCAGAGCTCCAAGACGGGAGAGTAAAATCTTCCCATCTCTCATGTTTTGACATGAACGAGGCTTAGCATAGAGAATCCCATAGTTGATACCCTTACAGAGATTCCATTTCCCATCAAAGTGGTAAAATAACGTTGAATTCAACGTGGCAACTTCGTTCGAATAGTAGGTCTTACCTACTGATGATTCGAGGCCACCATTTTTGGTCACTTGCAACCAATATTTTTCATTACCTTTCTTTGCGGGAAGGATACAATCATCTCCGTTTATCTTGAGACGTAAATCTTTTGAATTTATTGATAGGACTTTTTGTCCTTGAGAAATTCGATCGGCATTTATGGAAATAAGACATAACACTGCATTAGCAATGCATAATATAGGAAAAGATGCAATTGATCCCATAAGTTGTCCCTCAACTTGTAAGGTAAACTTTTCATGGTCAGATAGGTTCTCGAATTTATCTCGAAATTCTTTTTCAATTTCTTTAATTCGTTTCGCACGGTAATTATCGTTCGATCCTGAATAGGAGTTGACGAAGTCTTTAATCTTCGCATCCCGCTCATCTTGGAGCTCAAAGAACCTTTCCATGTTCATTATATAGTGATCAGTCAGCGCATCATTACAAATTCTTTCTAATCCATCGTAAAACCCATCAGGTAAGCCATGACCGGAAGAATTCTTCTTAATATTGTAGAAGATTCTTTTGGTTATATTAGAAGATAACCAAGCTTTTAGGTTGTCGGTGGATGCTTTATAATCTCCAGAAATCCAAATCTCGCCCTCAATTAAGAGGCTCAAGAATGAAGAGAAACTTTCCGGATCAATGGGCCGTCCAACGAGCTCAAAGACCGGGTGGTTTCGTAGTACGCGATGCATCCATTTTTGAAGTGGAGCAAGCACATACATATGAAAAGGAGATTCTCTTGTAATGATTCTGACTTTTGCAGGTTCAGAAAGACCTAATGGAATTGCTCGAGAAATTTCCTCGAGGCATAATTCGTATGTGATATCTTTGAACTTTTTATTTATTTTATCAAGTTCGGTGAAATCAAAAACGTTAACTCCTTGCTCTTCGGACTCGGGATTACCCGTTGACTCGATAAGCATACAGTCATGTAATTCTATTAGTTCCTGTAAATGCTGACCCTGCTTCCCATATCTTATTGATTTTGCTTTTGTCAGTGTGGCTAATGCTTCACCTTGATCAACTCTTGATTCGATCGTAAATGAATCAGACTTTTGGCAAATGTCACTGCAGGAGGTTGCAAGTCGTAACAGTACGTCACGACTCTCCTTTAGTGTGCCAACACATCCGAGTCCTTTACGATTGTTGATGTAGTTTGATGAAGTTGAAGGAAACGTATAAACATAATAATCTTCAGCCTCAAAGGACTGATTACCGAATAGATCATCTACCACCTCATTAGATAGTTCGATAATCGAATTCTTACCAAAATCAATAGTAGTTACCCTGTCTGTAAACACACAGGTATCACTACCATCAATATCCCAGCAGGTAGCTTGGAGGCTATCCTGATTTAATGTTAAATAATGTGGGATTTGTATGGTATGTTCGGCAATGATTTCAACAGGATCACTTTCCGGCGTTTCAAAAGCTGGTTTTCGTGTCAGTTGTCGATAAGTCTCGAGCAACTGACCGCGAATCATAGCAGTTGGAACGGTTGGAAAGCCTTTCTTTAAAATATTTATAGATCCAAGGAAATCTCCCCATTTCTGGGTTTTAAGATTATCGCTTTTAAAGCGCTTCAATCCGTCGTTAAAAACACCACTTAATAAATTATTGAAGTTAAATTCGGAGAGTGTCTTTTTAGAATGCCCAAAGTTTAATTTAGGCAATGGAGACGGTTCGTTTCCTATAAGCCAGCATTCAAATGATGATATTTTCCATTTAAATAGTTTAACCCATGCCGAGGGTTCAGATTCGTTCCCTTTGAGAAATCGTAAGACGTTATGTACAAATCTATATTGACAGGCAATAACACGAGCCTGTAACGTCTGAGGATCAGAATCTGGTAGAAGATTGCGCGGAATACCGTGATCTTCTAGAATAACTTTGAAGAGATTAAATATCTCGAAAGTATTCATCACAAGTTCAGGGGAGAGCCCGAACTTCTCGGAAAGAGATTGTTCGGACTCCAAGGGTTTAACTATGAACCCTTTACGGAATCCCATACTTGTGGTAGTGTAAACTGATAGACCTCCACTATCAGCACATTGGTTATTTTTCGTTGGTAAGCTTAAAAGGCCG